CCTCAACTGTACCATCATTAGCTCCACCTAATCCTGAAGTTTTTGCTCCTGGTCCGTTGGTATTACCCCAAGCAAAAGCATTAGCAGAATCTCCATATTCTGTAGTTGACAGATAATGGTTATGGGTCTTCAAACCACCCTCTGGAGAATAAATTCTGGTACTTGCTGTGGTTGCAAGAACGTCAATAGCACCCACTTGGTTGCCACCGCTGTTGTTTAATTGTAGACTACCATCTTTAGGAGATGCCCAATAGTTAGTATAACTTACAGTAGCATCAAATCGTGGTCCACCTAGTCCTGAGTTAGGAGCAGTAGGACCTCCTGGTAGTAGGTTAGATGTATCATTGGTGTTTAATCTAGTTCCATTTGTAATTGTACCTCTAGATCCCCATGCCATTAAACCTGAAGTTGTATTGAGAACCGTTCCACTCAAAACTTGGTGAATATGTCCTGGTGTTTCAACAATAGTCTCAATAAGAGGACCACATGTAGCACTGATATTACCAGCAACATTGAAACTAATTACATTAGATGCAACTCCATCATATCCTGTTGTCTCAATATTTCCTAGTGCATAAAATTGTCCTGAAGTTCCAGTATTACCAGTTCCTTCAACCTGTTCCAGCGGTAGGTTACCACCAGCATCGACTGTATCAATAAACCAGTCACCACCAACAGATCCAACAGTATTTGCAGATCCAGTTCCAACTCCCCCTGGTCCTTTTCTAGTTGGTGCTAGTGGAGATCCACCTTGATTGCCATCAATATTTCCTGTTCCAAATAATCTCCTATTTCTAATGTTGGGAAGTTGGAATGATCCACTGTATGTGGTAGTATTACCACTTACACTCTTAGCAGCAGATCCACCATATCTGTTGCCAATGACTTCAAATAAATCTGGGTAATCTTCTGCACTTAAAGATGCTCCATCGCATTCTCTAAATCCTGGGTATCTAGAATCCAATTCTCCATCCAATTGTCCCCAGTTGCCCTGAGAATCTCTGAAAATAGGAATAATTGTGCCAATAGCAAGTCCGTCCTGTTTAGTGCCTGGGGTAGAATTATACCATGTAGACTTGTTTTGTCCAACTGGTGCTGTAGAAAGAGTTCCTACACCCCATGTGTCAGAGACACCACCAACTGTTACTGCAATATTTGCTGCACCAGATCCATAAGCACCAGTAGTTAATCTCAGTCTCATATTTTGAGTTGCTGGATTAATTGTTCCTGTATATGGAACTGCCTGCCAAGTAGTACCACTATCGAGACTAACTGCTTTCGCAGATCCTGTTCCAGAAGCAGTAACACTAATTGCTGCTGGTGCGGTCATACCAGTCAAAAATACTTGATTGCTATAAACAACAGCGTTTTGGTCCTGATTAGTTCTATCATTAAATGTAAACTGATCTGGAGTTGTATCGTTAGCAGCTCCAGTAGTAATTCTCCATGTGTCGGTTACCTGTCCTGTAGCAACTGTACCAACCAACACGGTGGTGTTAATAGTATCATTTGCAGCAGATGGTGCTGGACCACGTAATTGTAATGTCTGATTAGGAAGAATAGTTGTAGTTGCACCTGGGGTTACCCAAGCACCACCATTAATTTTAACTTGAATGCCATTTGTATTTGGTGACATAGCAATCAATGCTGCAGTATTGAATCCCGTCAATGTCTGCACATTACTCTCAACCATGGTGCCACCAGGAGCATCAACAACATCAATGAAATTAAAAGTATTTGGAGCAGTATCTTCTTGAAGGATTGTTGTTACAGACCAATCAACTGCTGCACCACCACCCACGGTGACTGATGCAACACTTTCTGTATTAACAGTTGCTGCTGTTGTAACCTTTAATTGAAGAGTATCACCATTGTTGATAGTTCCAGTTGTAGAACCAGTGTCTGTTCCGTTAATTACTAAGGTAACAGTGCTTGCTGCTCCACTTGTTATAGCAGAACAACTAACATCTGCTTGTTCAGTAAGACCACTAATAGTAACACTATTGCTATTAATTGGTGTACTCAGTGGTTGTTCTGTTACATCAGTAAAATCAAATGGATTAGGAATATTATTTGGTGGATCTTTTGTAATAACATTCCACGCTGCTGAAACAGTTTGTCCTGCTTGTCCAAAAGTTAGAGTTCCTGTTCTAGTCGTAGAGAAATTAGGTGCTGAGGTCATCGTAAGACCTAAATTGTCACCATTAACTACCGTCGTAGAAGTTCCTACATTAGTTCCGTTTTTAACAATTGTAGCATTTACAGAACTAGCAGGAACAGTGATATTAATTCCTGCAACCGCTACAGTATTAGTAGTTGTATATGATGTGTTTACATCAGCGTTAGTTACTGTTGGGAAATTAGATACTGGGTTTGGATTTCCATCATCATCAGTATATGTAATTGAAACATATCCGCTACTTCCCTCAGCAGATTGTCCACCACCAGTAGGTCTACTCCCAGACTGATAGTTAATACTAGTAACGTAAGTAGTATTTCTATAAGATCCACCTCCAGTTCCACCACCTGCGTCACTGTCACCACCAGGAGTAAAACCAGCGGAACCACCTTGGGTGCCACCGCCACCGCCGCCTCCTGCGCCACCGTCTCCACCATTATTGGAAGCATTGCTACCCGCAGTGATATTTGCCGATGCTGAGAATGTAGACGAACCATCGCCACCAAATTGGAAACCAGATGGACCACTACCATCATTTCCTGCACCACCAGCACCGCCACCACCGCCAGCACAAACTAAAAGATCTCCTGTTCCTACATTAGTGTAGTTAATATTAATTGAACCGTTCTCAGCAGTGTTTGTTTCATTTCTATTGCCATTAGTATCACCTAAAGCAGCATCTGTAGTGTAAGAAGTGTTGTAATACCCTCCGCCGCCACCGCCTACTCCACCTGCAAGGTGATTACCTGAAAAATAAGATAATCCACCAGAACCACCAGGGGATCCTGCGCCGCCTCCACCACCACCAGAATTTGCAGCACTACTTAAGTGTACAGCTGCATTTCCACCGTTAGAAGGACTATAAGTAGTTGATAAACGAGTGTCAGCTGCATAGATTGTGGATGCTGGATCTGTAGCACTAAAACCTGCTCCACCTGATCCACCACCACCACCTGCCATAACAGCAATAATGTTTCCATCAGTATCAACACGGATGGCACTATCTCCACCGCCGCCGCCTCCGCCGCAACTAGTAGTCCAAGTCTCTAATAATGTTGCAGATGATGCTCCTACTCCCCCAAGAACAACTCCACCGCCGCCAGTTCCACCTGCTGCTGATCCAAGATTATTTGCACCATTATTTCCCCTAGTTCCAACAATAATACTAACTGTTTTACCACTAACGTTAAATAGCGATCCACTGATAATTTGACCACCCTGTCCTCTTGGACCATTAACACTAGTAACTCTTGGGTCATACTGAAGTGAGTCACCACCTTTACCACCTTGTGCTCCTCTTACAGTATAATTTACTGTGGAAATTCCAACTGGAATTACAATAGTTGTACCAGATGTGAAAGTCTGATTATATACAATAGCACCTCCCTCTGGAGCACCCGCTTGTAAAGCGATGTAAGAACATGCGCCACCACCTCCACCACCACCAGAGGATCCAGAAGTACCAGCATTACCACCATTGCCACCATTACCACCAGTAGAAGCTACACTTCCACCAGAACCACCAGGGGCACCACCTGCAGAACTAGCGCCGCCACCACCACCACTACCAACATTAATAACGATAGTAGACCCAGGATTTACTGTAGCAGTGCCAGTAAATCTCGAACCAGCACCACCAGTAGCGCCAGGAGATCCAGCATCAGAACCACTGCCTCCTCCGCCTGCTCCTCTGACATCAAACTCAAACTCCCCTACCGTAGCTGGGAGAGTCAGAGTATATGTTCCTGTAGTGTTATATGTCTGGGTAGGCATTTTAGAATTTAATGATGTATTCTACAATAATGTATGGAGCTAACGCTGTATCAAATGTTTTAACATCTTCAGTGATGATGTTTACAGTCGTTCTAAGATTTTGTGCTCCAATTTGAGTTGTTGGATATGTATACTGTAAGTTGGATGTATAGTCAGCACCAGCATTAGGAAGTTGAATAGTGTGTTCATGTGATGCTGATGTAGCATTAGAACCTTCTGGTCTGGCAATAAAAAAGAGTTGATTGCCTCCATATGCTCTACAATTATTACCACTATGACTATTTCCAGCTCTTTCTGGTCCTACAGCTGTACTAACCTCAAAATTACCAGTGCAATTAAGAACTGCCTGATTTGCTAGGTGTCCATGACCCTGAAAGTTTCTATCTGTTAGAATTCCTCTGAATGTTGTCTCATCTGCTGTATATAAAGGATCACCTTCAATATCTCCAGTGTCACCATCAATTGTAAAGTTTCCACTATATGTAATAGTTTCAGAAGCACCTACATTTGATCTTACATCAAACTCAGCACCGATTCTTGCAGTATTACCATCACTAAGTTTTTCTGACAGATAAGTTCCTGTTGCATTTCCAGGAACCAAATACTTTGATCCTAAGTCTGGTAGTTGAAATTCATCAGCACCAATGTTTTGAGGATCTTTTGCAAACTTACAATCTTCACCAATTCCAACAACTTTAGCGAGTTCAGGAAATAAGTCTGCCTTAAATATACTACCATCACATCTTAAAAATCCTGCAGGTAATTTTTCTCTAAAATCTCCTGCATTTGGATCATTACCATCTGGTAGTTGACTGACAAACACCTGAATTGTTCCAGTTACACCACCATATTTTGCTTTTTGAACAGCGTAATTTGCCATTAGTATGCCCTGATGATGTATAGAACGATTAGTTTTGGGGTTGCTAGGTTAACATTGATATTTAGTGCTCTATCAATATTATTTGGGGTAACATTTGCAGTAATATTATTCAAAGAGATCAATCCTGGCATTCTCAAACTTGAGTTCTCTCTATCCAAATCAACTTGGAAACTTCCATGGTCATGTGCATCAATCGTATCGAAAACTCCTGTACCTGGGGTAGTTTTGTTGAAACTAGTTCCAGAGTGGTTGAAGAATACTTCAAAAGGACGGTGCCTATCAATACTTCCATCTCCAGGTCCAGTATTTGCATCACCATCATCATAGTTAATGTGCTCTGTGGATATATTTCCACCGCCCACAGCATATGGTGCAGTGTCTGACTGATTGAATCTTCTATTATGTGCTGGACTATTATTTGGTGCTCCAAATGGATCTGGTGGATCAGGAGAGTCTGCAGATCCAATCCAGTTAGAAATACCATGTGATGTAGCATTTCTTGGTTTCAAGTTTGGTCCTGGTGCTTCTGCATCAACGTTTGCAAGAACAACACCAGGAGAACCATTGCCTATTCCAGTTCCAGAAGGCATTTCAATAGAAATATCAACCTGTGGTCCATCTAAGAAGTCATCACTTCCTGCTTTAAAAATATTGTAACTAACTTCTCTAGAACAAGATACACCTGCTCCAGGTCTAGGTTGGTCATTACCAATAATAGAAGCGAACTCTGTTGGGTGACCGTGAATAGGAATATGTCTTCTGCCTAGTTTTCTAGGTGCAGTATAAACTGTCCTAGATCCAAAACCAGGATTATATGTCATCTCTTCCATAGTTCCAGAAAAATCATTTTCTGGAGTGTAGTTAAAAACAATGTCTGTGTATGCATCAGGAATATTAGTCCTTACACCATTGTCTGTATTTGCTCCAATAAATCCAGCAACAGATGCTGATGCCTCAGAAGTATCAATGTTTGCATCGATAGCACCAGATCCAAAATATGCAGTATCGTAGTCTGCTAATGCTTTCTGACTAATATCTGGTAAAAAAATTGTTTGGTTTTGATACACTGGGAAATCATCTGGTGTAAATCCAACACCACCATACGTATCCCCAATTGCTTGTGCTAAAAGGGGATACGATCCTGCTTCAACTTCATTTCCATTACAGATCAACCACCCTGCAGGGATTTTAGTTAAAGCGCCAGTCCACGGCATAATAGTGCCAATGGCTGCCGCTTTCATAGTTTTTAAAGCGCCGTAATTTGCCATGTGTTAGATTTCCATCAACCACCAACCTTGGGCAGAACTTGGTACTCCCGAGGACTGTCCATTATTATTTAGAGCACCTGCATATACTAGTCCAAGTGCGGCATTTGGTGTGGTTACAATCAATTCACCACCGTTA